GCGCCGGATGCAGCTGGGGTGATGGCCATGGATGAGGAATTGTCCGGATCATTGGACGAGCAGGTTGTGCTGGAACGCTGGCAGAGCGCACGGGACGACGCTGGTGACGATGCTGGCGCGTGGGTGGTGGTGGACAGGCTGTTTGCCTCGGTCCAGCCGGTGGGTCCGCTGGCGGCGGCGCGCGGCGGCGATGCGGCACGCTCCGGGCGGCGCTGGCGGGTGGTGCTGCGCCATCGTGACGACGTCAGCCTCTCGAGCCGGCTGCTTTGGCGGGGGCAATTGCTGAGCGTGCGAGCCATTGGCGATCCCGGCCGCCGCCGCGATCGGCTGGAACTCCTGTACGAAGGCCAGCTGGCATGAGCGGCGCGGAGGCCCTGATCATCGGGCTGCGCCGGCGGGGCGCCGGGTTGGCGGCGGCGCTGCTGGCCCGCGCCCAGACGCGGCTGGCGGCCCGCTGGCAGGCGGCAGGTGCGGCCACGGCGGCGCGGGATGAAGGCCTGGGCCTTTCGGGGCCGGGGCTGGCCGCGCGCCGGCGGGGGACGCGCCACCGGCTCGCTGATCCAGGCCTGTTGTGGCCGGGGAGGGATCTATGAATGTGGCCCTGAGCGTACAACAGTCGGTGGTGGCGGCGCTGGGCGGCGTGGCGGGCCTGAGCGGTGTGTTCGACGGGCCGCCGCCCGATGCCGCTGCACCCTATGCGGTGATCGGCCCCGATCTGGTGACGGACCGTGGCCACAGCGGCGGCCGCGCCCATGAGGTGCGCTTCCTGGTGACGATCTGGGATGACCGGGCGGGCGGGGCCCGCCTGCGCAGCCTGGTGGGCCGGGCCGTTGCGGCCCTGACGGCGATGACCGGCAATCGCGACGGGCAGCGCATCGTGCTCTCCCGGTTGCTGCGCGCCACGGTGGAAGGCGCCGACGCCGGCTGGCGGGCCGGCCGTATCGAGATCGCGGTGCTGACCGAGACGATCTGACGAGAGGAGCGAACGACATGGCGATGGAAAAGGGCGCCGCCTTCTTGCTGAAGGTGGGCAATGGCGCGGTGCCGCCGGTGTTTGCCACCGTGGCCGGGCTGCGGACCACGCAGCTGACCGTGAACACCGAAACCGTGGTGGTGACCAACCAGGGTTCCGGCGGCTGGCGGGAACTGCTGTCGGGCGCCGGCGTGCGATCGGTGTCGCTCTCGGGCTCCGGCGTGTTCACCGGATCGGCTGCGGAAGCGCGCGTGAAGGCGACCGCGCTGTCTGGCCAGATCGATGACTATCAGGTGCAGTTTGAAAGCGGCGAGACGATCAGCGGCCGCTTCCAGATTGCCCGCCTGGATTATGCCGGCGATTTCAACGGCGAACGCACCTACAGCCTGCAGCTGGAAAGCAGCGGGCCGGTGGTGGCGGCCTGATGACGGCAGCAGCCAATCCGCTGCGCGGCGAGGCGCAACTGGACCTTGGTGGAGACAGCCTGCGGCTGCGCCCCAGTTTCACCGCGCTGGTCGCCGCAGAAGCCGAATTGGGGCCGCTGTTCGCACTGTGCGAGCGGGCGGCAGCGGGGCAGCTCACCCTTGCCGAGATGGCGGCACTGTTCTGGCACTGCCTGTCGCCTCCAGTGGCCATGACGCGCGATGAATTTGCCGAGGCCCTGGTGGCGGGCGGCATCGCCCATGCGGCACCGGCGCTGCGGATACTGCTCGGCCAGATTCTCGCTGGCCGGTGACAGGGATGGCGCCGCGTTTTGGCGAGGTGGCCCTGCGCGCCGCGCATCTGGCGGCGGCGCTGCTGGGATGGCGACCGGCAGAGTTCTGGGATGCCACGCCGGCCGAACTGATCACTGCACTGGGCCTGCGCGATGCGCCGCCGACCGGCCCGGCCGATTCCAGCCTGCTCAACGGCCTGATGGAGCGATATCCCGATGCATGCTGAACCAATCGACGAGCTGGTGGTGAAGCTGAGGGCCGACACCGGCGGCTTCATGGCCGGTGTCACCGATATCCAGCGCACGCTGGACGGGCCGCTGGCCGGCAGCCTCGAGCGGGCCGGCGCCGGCCTGTCGCGCACGCTGGGCCGGGCGCTGGCCGATGGCAAGCTTGGCTTTGATGATCTGCGCAGGATTGCCAGTGCGGCACTGGCCGATATCGCCGCCCAGGCGCTGCGGCTGGACTTTTCCGGTCTGTTCCGTCGCGGCGGCGGCGGCGCATCGCTGCTGGGGCTGGTGGGCGGCCTTTTGGGCCTGCCCGGGCGTGCCACCGGCGGCTCCGTCAGCGCCGGGCGGGCCTATCTGGTGGGCGAACGGGGCCCGGAGCTGTTCGTGCCCACCGCCGCCGGTCGGGTGGACGCAGGCGTGGGCGGGGGCGGGGGCGTGGGCGGCGGCCGGCCGGTCATCGTAAACGTGAATGTGGCGGTGCCGCGCGAGGCGGGCCCGGCCGTGATGCGGCAGACCGGCAACCAGGTGGCCCGTGCCGTCGCCCGCGCGCTTGAACGGGCGCAGCCATGATGGGCTGGTGGCTGGCCCGGCCCGAGGATCAGGGGCAGACGCGCTGGGTACGGCGCTTCGATCCGCGCTGGTGGACGGTGGACTTTCCCCGCCCGATGATGGCTGCCGTGGTGACGGAGGGGCCGGAAACCATCGTGGTGTCGCTGGAGTTCCAGCGCCGGGCCGATCTGGCCGGCCTGATCTGGGAATCGGCGGACCGCTGGAGCCACCGGCTCTGCGCGCTGGCGACGAACCGGGACTATCGCGGCCTTGTCTGGCGCTTTCGCTGGCAGTCGAGCGGGGATGTGTTGCCGCTCGATGCGGTGAATGGCCCGGTGCTCACCATCGAGGGCCGCGATGCCGCAGGGGCCGCGCATACCTGGTATGTCCGCCTTTGGAATTATGCCCAGGGCACGGCCAGCGATGCCGAGATCACGCTGGATTTCGACGCACTGGCCGGCGGCTTCCTGCTGCCGCAGGAGGCTGATCCGGTGTGGGCCGGCGATATCGACCGGCTGTTCATCAGCCTGGTGCCCCCCGGCTACGACGGGGAAGATGCGCCGCTGCCAGCCGTGGCGCTGGCAACGGTGCGGCTGACCACGCTGATGGTGGATGGTGCCGGCGCCGTGCTCCCGGCCGGCGCGCCCCTGCTGGTGCCGCACGACTGGCGGCTGTGCACCGCCTACGACGATTTGTATAACCAGACCCCGGAACGCATTCTCGAAGCGGCGCTGCTGCTCGGCTGGCGTGGCGCCATCACCCATTATGTCGGCATAAGCCACTTCATGGGCCTGCTGCCTGATGGGGGTGGCGGTTACGTGGCGGATCCGGCCCGTCCGCTGTGTGCACCGGCGCAGGCCTGGCATCGTGATTTCCTGGAACGGGCACGCTCTTTGGGCTTTGCGCCGATCCTGTCGCTCTCCATGGAGCTGTTCGCCGCGCATTGCCCGCCAGAGTGGGCCCAGCGGGACGTAGCCGGCCAGATCGGGCTGACCGGCTGGGTGCCCCCGTCGGCGCTGCTGTCCCCCTGCAATGCTGCTGCCCAGGCCTGGCTGGGCGATGTGGCGGCCGCGCTGATGGCGCTGGCGGTGGCAGCCGGCGTCGATCCGGCCTTCCAGGTGGGCGAACCATGGTGGTGGGTGGGGCCTGATGACCGGCCCTGCCTCTATGACGCGGCCACCGTGCTGCGCTGGCAGTCCGAACAGGGCAGCGCACCGCCGTCGATTGCCGACATCAGGGGCGCGAAATCGCCGGCCGAACAGGCCTATCTTGATTGGTGTGGCACGCGGCTGGCCGAAGCGACGGCAGGCATGTGTGCCGCCGCCCGTGCCGTGGCGCCCGGCACCGTCACCCATCTGCTGTTCTATGCGCCGCAGGTGCTGCTGGCGGATCGGCCCGATCTGGCGCGCGCCAATCTGCCGGCGGCATGGGCGCACCCGGCCTTCGATGTCCTGCAACTGGAAGACTATGGCTTCGTGACGTCAGGCAATCAGGCCGGCCAGATGCGCGCCCGGGCGCTGGTGGACGCGGCGTTGGGTTATCCGCTGACAGCGCAACATTATCTGGCGGGCTTCGTGCTGGATGCCGGCGATGCCGCCAGCCTGTGGCCGCTGATCGCCGAAGCGGCGGGTGCGGCCGCGGCACGGGGCGTCGCCGAAACCTTCATCTGGGCCTGGCCGCAGACGGCGCGCGACGGCTTCACGCCTTTCCGCATCACCGGCAACCCTGGCGGAGACGACGACATGAGCGGCTTTCACGATGTGCGCTTTCCCCTCGAGCTGGGCTTCAGCGCGGCCGGTGGCCCGGCCTTTTCCACGCAGGTGGTGGTGACGGGTTCAGGGGCGGAACAGCGCAATGCCGAATGGAGCGATGCCCGGCTGGAGTATGATGCAGGGCTGGGCATCAGGTCAGAGGATGATCTGCGGCAGCTGCTGGCCTTTTTCCGGGCACGACGCGGGCAGGCGCACGGGTTCCGCTTTCTCGACCCGCTCGACAACAGTTCGGCCAGCCCGGGCGCGGAGCCGGCCGCCACCGATCAGTGGCTGGGCGACGGCGACGGGATGACAACACGCTTCGCCTTGGTGAAGCATTATGGCGACGACGGGCTGGGGGCTGATCCACCGCAGACCCGCCGGATCACCCGGCCCTGGCCCGACAGCGTTGTGGTGGCGGTGGCCGGCGTGCCACTCGCCAACGGCTGGACGCTGGCTCCGGGCGGCTGGATCGATCTAGCCGAACCGCCCCCGGCCGGCGCCAGCGTGACGGCCGGATTTCGTTTCGACGTGCCGGTGCGCTTTGCCACCGATCGCATCGAGGTTTCGCTTGCCGGCTGGCGGGCCGGTGAACTGCCCTCGGTGCCGCTGGTCGAGATCAGGGAGGGCTGAGATGACCTCGCTTGGCGAACGGCTGACGGCCGATCTCACCCACCTCGCCCTGTGCTGGCGGCTGGTGCGGCGTGACGGCGTGGCGCTGGGCTTCACCAGCCATGATCGGCCGCTGCTGATCAACGGCCTGCTGCATGCGGCGCGGCCCGGCATCAACCCTTCTGCGGTCGTGCTGGGCGACGGGCTGGCCGTCGACGACATGGAGGTGGCGGGCGCGCTGTCGGCCGGGTCGCTCACCCGGGCGGAACTGCTGGCCGGCCGGTGGGACGGCGCGAGGCTGCTGCTGTTCCTTGTGGACTGGCGGGCGCC